TAAACATCCTGTGCGGTACGCATGGCAGTCTGCAACAACTTGCTATCAACATTCTCATCGATAGGGGTGTTTTTCTTGACATCCTGCTCACTTACGAAATATGCGAAATTAGCCATTTGATTTTCTCCTTACAATTCTTTGTTTCCATTCGTGACGGCAATGTGGAATATGCAAAGGTGGTTCGCTTTCAGGCACGGTGTACCACCCACCCCTGCGAAGCCATACGCTATAACCCAAAATTGCACTCATCTGGTCGATTTCTTCACGGGTGTATAACTTACCCATGTCCATCATTTTGATACAAAATTCACGGCTTTTCCCACCGGGTTGCAACGGTAGTGCATCGGGGTCTAAATCGTACTTGTATCGCAGTTCCAACTTGGGCAGTTCGGTATCGGCAATGTCACCCCTACCGATATCGGTAATTTTGATAGCATTGTTTGTCCAATTAATCTTACCGCTATCCTGCAACTGCTTCAAAATCTTGATGACTTCTTCTTCGCCTATTTTGGTTGCTGTGGATATGTCCTTCAACGTGGCTTTTTCATCGGAATTTACAACGGCCAACACACGCTTTTCTTTGGTGGTCAGTTCAAAAGTCAATTTCACTTCCTCAAATTCGCTTTCATCAGCACCGAACTTGGCAAAAGTTTCTAAATCATTGTCACTCCATTTGTGAAATTCGCAAGTGTGACCGTCAAATTTCTGCGCCTGAATGGTGGTGTTTTGCAGTCCGAGTGCTTCACGTGCTTCCTCACGGCTTACTATGCCAAATTGATATAATGCCACGTAATCAACACCCAAGAAATCGCTGTCTTTGGTGCTTAATTCGATACCGGGATAAACGTATTCCAAAGTATTTTCAAGGCAAGTATCAATTTTGTCCTGCCTTCTGTTTACGTATGACTTATGGAATAACTCGTATGCCTCAATCATTTCATTACGCTGCCCCAATGCGCCTTCGGTTGCATAGCCGAGCAGAATTTTGGGGAAATTGTGACCGATAAAGATTTCATCCTGCACCGTTTCATTTAATTGCAGGAATTGTTTGTCCATGTCGGAAGGCTGCAAGTGTGCAATCTCTGCCGACTTTTCGTTCATTTCGTTGAACTGAATAAGCACACCACCTGCATTGTCAGTGCCGGTTGTTTTCTGTTTGAACTTTCTTTCAAAGTTGTAGGCAATCTCTTCGGTTGGCTGTCCTTTGAACAACTGAACCAGTGTTCCGTTTGCAAACCCATTGCGGATGTTGTTATTGTGAAAGTTGGCTATCTCAACATCAATTTCAATGTACTGCAAACAATGCTGATAAGGTGGCAACGGATAAACACCCAAAGCAGGTGCGTACTCCCGGAAGTAAAACAGTTGTACTTCCATCGGCTGCGCCTTGTTTGGATTGAAAGGTGCATAATGCTTCATGTCCTCATGCTTCGCCTTTTTCCAATCTTCTGCGTACATATAGATTTCGTGGTCAAGTGTACGAACATTGCTGAAATCTACGTGGTAAAGTGCAGAAATCTGTCCCACTTTGTTGTAGTGTACCTCGTATGCAAAGCCGTTGAACAATTCATAGTCCAGAGCCAGTTTATTTTTGAACTCCTGAATGCCCTCATAAGGGTTCACGTAATCAATAACCTTTATTGCGCTGGGGTTTCCATCCACAAGGGTTTCTTCTCCTGCCACAAAACGTGCTTTTTGGCGCACAATAGCACCATGTTTGGGGCTGCGGTTGTAAAATTCAAGTAAGGTATCAGGGAAATCGTTTTTTTCCCCATAGGTCACGATGCCTTTATTCTTGTTTTCCTTGAACTTTGGCAACTTTGACTCCGTGAAATTTATGCGTAATAGGTCAAAACTCATCCGATGTGGTGTTGTTTAATGGTGGGGTTTACTTCGTGATCGTTAAATGCGGTATGTGATGCGGTTACGTAAGCCAATCCCCTGTCAATTTCCTGCGATGCAAGTAATGGATTGGTATTTGTGGGGGATGTTTGTGCGTATAATGCCCAGTAATGCGTACCTACGGCCAATGTTTTTGCTGCGCTGCTGCCCTCTACAAATGAAAATAACTGATATCTGTTAGGTGCTGTGCTGGTATCGGTTACAATAAACGCTTTCTGTTCCTGCGACATTTCACTTTCAAATACAAGCAGATAGTACACGGGTGAAACCGTTACTTTTTCCCTGCCAGTGATGATTAGTTCAGGTGTGCCGCCTTTGGTAATGTAAAGCATCCTATTAATATAAGTAGGTCGATTTCATGTTAAACAAAAAAGGCCGGGAAAACCCGACCTTCTTTGCATGAAAACACAAATTTTAAGAACCAAGACCCAGCGAAGATACAACTCCGCTTTGAACTTTCAAAGGCAGGTCAGTTTCTTTGTGCAAGAAATTCAGCACATGACCTTTGAAATCTCCGAAAGCTTGTCCGAAGTTGGTTTCACTTTGTTGCAACTGAACACCGTAGTCAGCACCCAACAGCCAGTAGTCACCGCTTGCATCAAGGGCAATGGCTAACATTCTGTTTTGAGCAAGGAGTTTAATCTCGTTGCGCTGTGCGGTAGTCACTTTGTGCAGACGAGCAACCAAGTCAGCTTCATAAAACACGGTTCCGTTTTCAGTAGAAGGAATTGTGCGCCAAGTCATGGAGCCAGTTTCCTTTTCCAGTTCATATTTGAAGTAGCTTTTGCCACCTGTCAGGGTGTGGGCAGAAACTTCTCCCGATGATTTGGTTAATGTAGATTTGGCATCGAACTCAACGAGCCAAATAGTTTTGATACCTGCGGCTGCGGTTTTGCAGTCAAGGGTAAATCCGGTGGTTAATACACAAGGCATATCTTTTTTGTAAATAAAAGGAGGGTAGGGTATTTCCCCACCCTCCGGGTTAAACTTTCTCTATTCGGTTAATGATTAGAGTTTGAAATAAACAACCTGCTCCGGGTAAGCAATCTGCGTTCCGTATTTGAATGCAGCGTGGAATTGCACCCTACGTTCAAATGGATTGAAGATGAAGGAGTATTCTTCTTCTTCGTTCATCATATCAGTTCCCAAGAAAAAGTTAGACCACAGACCAGCAACGATTTTGTTAGTACCGTTCATACCGTTCAAGCCATAAATCTTGATGCCGGTGATAGGGTCGATGATTTCCATACCAGCTACTTCGTTAGCAGGGTAGTGGAATAAGTTGGCAGTTACCAACCACTGTCTGTAAAGACGGAAGGTATCAGTACCCATTGCAATGAAAATGTCTGATTTGTCCAACAAAGCAGCAGGAATAACGCTGTAAATAGTACCGATGATGTCATCGATGTTAGAAGCGGTGATTGAAGAATAAGCACCACCTACGTTTCCACGAATGGGGTCACCAGCACCACCGAAACCTAAATCATCGAGAATAGTCAGGAAGCCATCCCAATAACCGTTGTTTCCAACGCCACCTGTGGTGTCACCCTGCCATATTGCGGTTTCGATAGCTTCGGCAATGTCACCAGCTTTTTCAGCTCCGATTTGGTCGGTGAATACACCCATGTCGATAGCTTCACCAGCGGCAAGAGCTTTCTGTGTGTATTTGGTTTCAAGGTCTTTGGGGCAAAGAGTTTCCTGAACCTTAACTTTTCCAACGGTCAGTGTGCGCTTGGACAGAGTGGTGTTACCACTGGTCTGATAAGAGCAGCTGTCAGATTGGAAGTAAACGTCTGAATACAGCAAAGGCAGTATTTCAGCGGATTTGATACCGGGAAGAACCTGTCCAGCACCCTGCAACAGACGTGCAGTTTTAGCGGTGAACATAGCTTTGGTCAGAAGCTGTAAACTTTCTTCTTTGGTGTAATTAGTTAGACCTGTTACGTCAAATGCCATGATTTATTTTATTATTTGATTGATTTGATTGCGGAAACAAAGCCAAAGAAATTTTCCTCTTTTTCGGGTTTAACTGAACCGAATGGCTTTTTGGTCGGCTCAGGGGTTTTGGCTGCAAACTTTTCAAACACGCTGAAAGTTTCTTCAACTTTGCCAAGCACATTGATAAGGGCAGTTTCAAGTTTGGCGATTTTACCTGCCAGTTCTTCGTTAGCGGCACGTAGTGCATCGAACTGCTCAACGGATGCAAACTGATTTTCAACCTCAACTTCTGCAACTTCGGCAGGTTCTTTGGTTTCAATCATTTCAACCACACCATCTTTGGTAGTTACCAAAAGTCCGGTAGTAGTTTCATGCACTCCATCGGGAGCAGGAACAATACCTTCTTCGCCTTTAACGGATAACAACATTCCGGCGGCAAGTTCCTCACCTTCGAAAACTACGATAGTGCCATCAACCAAAGTCAACTCACCAAACGCAATTTCAACAGCAGGAACTTCGCTGAAACGCTGCTTCACTTCCGACATAAATGCGGAAAGTGATGCTTTCATTTCGGCTAATTCTGTTTTTAATTCCATATCTTAAAAGGTAGTTATGTTTTATCCTATGCAAAATTTTTCAGCATGGCGGTAATTTCACGCATCATTTCCACAACTTCATCCTGTTCTTCCATGTCGAACAATCCCTCAACGCTAAATCCTTTCCATTCGCCTGCCTTTACTTTTGCCCATATTTCCTCATTGTCTATTAAATAGGTCAAGAACCACGAGCCGTCTTTTGCATCTTCGTACCCGGTTGGTGGCATCACACCACGCTTGCGGTCAATGAAGTAGGACTCTATCATGTGGACACCCTCTTTAACTGGGTTAGCATGGTCGGTATTCACAGCCTTGTAGGCATCATTGCGGACAAATTTCTTTGCAATCTTCCAAATGGTATCGGCATCAAAGGTCACATAATACTCACCACGTATGTCATCGTAGCGGTAAATGGGTAAATCTGCCAACATTGCAGGGCCGGTCACGATGCGTTTTTCTTCGGACTGCACAGAATATGCCTGACGCATATCTATCTGCTGCAATTTGCGCTGCGCCCATGCAATCCCTTCATCACCACCCCAAGCAAGCCACATCAGGCGACCACATCCGTCACCAAGTTCTTTGTCGCTGTTCTGTCTGTGCCTTTCAAACCCTGCCATCCTTGCAATAGTGTCACGGGTAATGGCTTCACCATTGGCTAACTGATTAGCCCTGATTTTACCAACAGCAGTTCCGCAATCACCCCATCCGTTTTCCTCTGCCCAACGGAGTGCCACCTTTGCATTTTCTTTGGCGGCTTCTGGGTAGTCATCATAGCTTTCAAACTTCTGTCTGCTTTCCCATTTGCTGTAACATACGGCAGCGGCTTGTTCCTGTTCCATGCCTTCGCCGATCATATAAGGAATGCAACGGCTGATGAATTCTTCTTCATTTTCAGTCGGGCCGGGTTCAACAAATTGCTCATTGAACAGCATGAAGTCCTTTTGTATGGCTGGGCGGTCAACGAGTGAAACAAAGTCCACGCCTGTTTCGTCATCGTCATTGACCACTATTTTGTAAACGGGTAATTCCATATTCTTAAAAGTAGGATTATACTACACTGGTATTTCTTAACCTGCGGACACGGGTTTGAGTTTTGGTTATGTCACCTTCAAGAACATACACCCTGCCCATGCCACCGAACTGCTGCTCATCAGGAAGTGTGCCACCTGTGAGTGGGGTTAATGGTGTAGGTGCTGCGCCTGCTGGTGCGGATGCGCCTGCTCCACCTGCATTGCCACTTTTCAATATCTGTCTTGCACGGGCAGCATTACTTAAAATTATTGCGAGATATGATGCGTATTTTGCAACGGCAGCCAAACCACCTGTGGCAGCGTTATCAGGTGATGCAGGACTGAACGCTGATGCCTGTGCATTTGACAGCGCAATGGCTGTATCTGTTG